GGATTGTTGGCATTGTCAACGTACATACCGGGGCTGTGGGTCTAATTATAAAGCCCTCCGTCGAGTGGCGGAGGGCAAAATACAAAATATTTGGAGGTAAAAACTCAATGAAAACACACGTTAAAAATTGGCTGAAAGCCTCTGGCATCCGGGCAATCAAGACCGTCGCGCAAACGGCTGTCGCAACCATCGGCACATCTGCCGTCATTGGCGATGTGAACTGGATCATGGTGGGCAGCGCCGCGCTACTTGCTGGAATACTCTCGCTACTTACGTCGGTAGCAGGCTTGCCGGAGGTAGAAAAAACCGAATAGAAAAGAATGATCCCCAGAATCTATCAAGATTCTGGGGATTTATTAATTTCTTGCATCAGTTCATCAGTCGTCAACCCAAAATAGGCAGCAATTCTACTTACTGTTTTGTAAGGGGCATGGTTTAAAGATGAATCCCCAGTCTCATATTTATGATATTGTTGCCATGTGATCCCTATCTCTTTGGCAACCTTGTACTGTGAGGCCCCTTTTGATTCACGTATCTCTTTAAGATTCAACGGTATACCTCCCTCCGATTTTATCAAGTTCCTCCAAAGCGACCGACAGCCGCTTATGGTTGAGTTCTATCCCACAAAACTGCTTTCCGGCCGCAAACGCATACCGGGCTACGAGGCCGCGCCCCATGCAGAGATCGCCAATGCAGGCGTACTTTTCGTTTTCGCAAACCCACTGGATGATGTCTTCCTCGTCCATGCCGTCGAGCTTTGGCTTGCCCGTGTGGTCGGAGCCTCGGACGACGTAACAATGGTTTTTCGTGTTGTGGTAATAGCTACTGTTGTAAAAGGTGACGTTTCGGTATAAGGCGCGCATTTTGAAAATGAAATCCGCCAGATAGTCCTTCCCGATTTCCAGATAACAGACTTTCGGCATGATCTCTTCCACACACTCAAAAAGGCGCGAATAGAACGCCGCGTAATCCTCTTGTGGGCGGGGAAGGCCCGCCTTGGTGTAGAAGGAAGTCATATTTCCCTGCGTCCACGGCGGGTCAACAAAAAGGCAATCCGCACGAAGCATAAAGTCGGGGAGAGGGTCAAACAAGCTTCCCGCTTTGAGACGGCTTCCATTGTCGAATACGGCCGTACCTGTCTGGATTGGATGGCGCTCGAACGCGCCGCCGTAATCCCATTTATTCATCGTCGGGCACCTCCATCATCTCCCATGATTTTGAATATACCTGATTTTTGAACAGCTCCGCGATGCCTGTTACCTGTTTCAGACGGAAAACCTCCTCCAAATCCATGCCAAGGTGCTGCGAAATATCATCGTCGCTCGCGCCGTGTTCCACCAGTTTTTGCACAAGATCGCCCATAAGCTCCACCTGATGGACGCCGCGCGCCCGGTTGAATTGCACGGTCGCCGCCATGCGCTGCGTGATGTCATGCTGAAGCACGACGATGGGGATGCAATCAGCCTCCAGATAATCGCGGAAAAGCAGGTAACGGTGAAAGCCGTCGATCACAACATATTTTTCAAGGATGTCGTCGTAGATGGTTACGACGGGGAAACAAAAGCCGTTGTCGAGGACAGATTGCAGCAAAAGCTCCATATTCGAATCGCTGACGTGGTTTGGGTTATAGTCATTTGCGACAACCTGTTCAATGGGGACGATTTTAGGGTGCATACACGGAAATTCGACGGTTCCTTTTTTGGTTTCAATTTTGTCGATCAAAGCAATTCCCTCCATTTGCGGATCGTGGCCTCGCGCGGGTCTTCCTGATTTTTAACGGGCAGGTTATCTTCATAATCATTTAGAATCAATTGACGGCATTCCTGACGGGCCACATAGTCGTTATCGAGATACCGCGCGAACCTTTTTTCAAAGATGGCTTTTTTATTCTCGTCGGGATAGGTTGCGAGCAAGAAATCGCGGTACTCCCTCCACGTTTTATAATTCTTCGGCAGCTTGCGCACGCGGAGCATACGCGGGTCTTTGCCGTACAAATGACCGACCTCGATGCCTTTTACCCGTTTAACCAGCTTATCATAGGTTTTTGGCTCAAACTCGGGCAGCTCCACCAGTGCCCGGAAGGATTTTTCATGCACAAGGGATGATACCCGGATTTCCGCCTGATGCATCCCCTTTTTGTGCTGGTAATCGTAAATTTTGCTATAATGGATTTGATTGTCGTAAATGTATTTCCAAATGTCGTGAAAATTCCAATCGTAAATCGGGTAAAAAGCGGCGCTGCCCTCCGCCCGCGCAATCTTGGTGCTCCAAAAACAGTCTTTATAACCCGGATTCTTGGCAACGGCCCGGAAACGGTTCATGCTTTCAGTGGCACGCAGACCGACCAAAAATGCGGTGTGAGGGCGCGAAGCCTGAAAATTTTCTAACACATCGTAAAATCCAAAGCCTTTATTTTTATCCCGCACTGTCTGCTTTTCCCGATCCCACGGGATATGCTGGATAGAGTAGGGCACCTTTGGACGCATCCAAAGATTATGCTTACCCGGCTCCCAGCAAATGAGCTGTCCCTCTTCATAGGAGGTGGCATTCGTCAGATGAAAAGGAAACTGGAACCAAAGGCGGGTTGTGTTTTCCGGGTAGAGGTTCATTAGCCACGTCACCTGCTCGATAGTGCTTTGATAAACAACTTCTTCATCTAAAAAAAATACGCCAATTTTTCGGCCGCGCCTGCGGGCCTCCTGCAAGGCGAGCCAGCAAAGCACGGTACTGTCCTTCCCGCCGCTGATGGATACGATGATGTTTTCAAATTCATCAAAAATGTATGAGATTCGCCGTTTGGATGCCTCATCAACCGTTTCCGGCATATATACCTGCTTGAGCATAAAAATCCTCCAATTGCTGCCTCCACTCTTCAAATGAGCCGATATAAAACTGATCCACGCTCAGCCCGGTGGACAGAAAGGAAAGCGACGTCATCCCCGTGCGGCGGAGGAAGTCATTCATATCCATGCGTCGATGGGGAAAATCGAGCATGATATACCGATGTCCCGGCTCCGCCTTGGGGAATGTCGTGACGTTGGGGCGGGAAAACCGCGCGTTGCGAGCCACGTATTCCCGTTCCGGCTCAATCATGGGGCGCTTCCAGCGCCCGCAGAAAACATGGAGCTGCCGGGGTACAGTGTCGGGGTCTTTGTTCCCCAAATTGTCAAACAGCTCTTCCTTTTTCCTTTCGTACTCTTCCTGCGCACCATCGGGAAGCGGAACGGTTTGTACATTCAACTGATAGCGGTGGGGCTGGCACAAAATGTCCCCCTCCTCCAAAAACGCTGACTGGAACCCGAAGCCTTTGTGCTTAGATTTTGTATCAAAATCCAGAAGGATCATGAAATCATTGGCCTCCTCCACAAAAGGAAGGTATTCAAAAACCATTGTGTGCCCGCATTGGTTGAGATAATGCCGCAGGCAGTTATAGGTAAGGTCGTTGCGGTTGCGCGTGCGCATAAATTCATTGACAACCAATAAATGATCCGGGCCGATCTCCTCTAGTAAGGGGTAAAATGTGCGGTACATAATCACCTCGTTGTACTCGATCTGCCGGATCGGCACGTCTCCAAGGTCAGGAAGATCGAGCATAAATTTTGGAGGAGAAAACACAATTACAGTTTTAACAGGATGGGTTTGAACATATTTGTTGATTTCCGTTTGCTTTTGCTTTTCTGTTAGCCCGATCCGTATCATCTTTTAAATCATCCTTTCCAGCAAGCCAAGAAATCACATTTTTTGAATGTAGCATCCTTCTGAATTCGTGAGCCATATTTTCCTTGCGGTTCACGCACAATAAAATCCGTTCGTCGATTTTGCTGAACGCGCAAATATCAATGATAATGACGGAATCTTTTTGCTCTGATCGATGCATCCTGTCCTCGGCCTGCTCGCGTGTCGCCCAGTCCCAATCATTGTTGTAAAATATCATGTAGTGGCAGTATTGTAGATTGAGGCTAAAGCCCGCGCAGCCCTTGTTCGCAATCAGGAAGCGGACGGAGCCCTCGAATCTTTCCAGTTCCTGCGCCCTTTTCTTTCCCCTTTTTCCGCCATAGCATAGGGCGATATTTTCTCCGCGCGCTTGCAGCACCTTGGCAATGTCGAGGATTTCATGTGTGTACTTGCACCACACGACCGCTTTTTCTCCGCGCGGCACATAGGCGTCAATCGCCTTTAGCAGCGCCTGAATGCGCGGGTTGTCCTCGGGGTTTAAAAACATGGGATAGTGCCGCATGGGGAGTCGCGCGGGCGTGGCGATAAACTGGCCGCTTGTAACCTGCTGCAAGGCATTAAAGGTACGGTAGATCAAGGGAGATTCCGGGTTATCGTACAAGGCTTCCAGCGAGAGAAAATCGTCCCTCACGCGGCAGTATTCTTTTTCCTGATCCTCCGTGAGAGCGAACCATTGCGTTGCATATTGCTTGGGGGGGAGGTCGAGGACTTCTTCTTTTGTAATTTGAACGGTATATGGTGCGATCTTATCCGTCAAATACTCCGGGTGGAGCACACGGCGGACTTTATGTTTGTATATCTCGTCATACTCCAAGTGGTTGGCCGCAAAACTCCAATAAGAGCGGTAGCCCAAAATCCGCCAGTCAAGGATGTACCACTGAGAAAACAAATCCGCATAATTTTTGGAAACCGGCGTGCCGTTGAGCAGCACCCGGTATGGGCAGCGCTCGGCAAGGCGGGTAATGTGGATGGAGCGCAGCGCGCGCGGGTTTTTAACCAGCAGGCTTTCGTCTACCACCAAAAAGCAGCGGAAGAGGGAAGCAAGGCGCAAAAGACGGCGATTTTCCCGCACGCTCGTAGAGAGCGTCTCTATGCCGCAGAGGGTGATGACCGACTTCCAGCCCTCAGTGTGCTTATCAAAATCCTCCCGTAGGTTGCGTTTAACGGTTTCGGAGGTGGGGCAAAGCCAGATCACACGGTCGATTTTACCGGCAGTGAGGCGGCGCTGGGCTAACTCCAGCGCTACCCTGGTTTTGCCCGTGCCCATATCCAAGTATAGTGCGCCAACCCTTAAATTGGAGAGTTTGTCGGCTGCCTTGCGTTGGTAATCATAGAGGGTCGTTTTCAAGTGCATAACATATCATCAACCAATCAAATCCGCCAGCACTTCTGAGCTGGATTGCAAAATCTCAGCGAGCTTATCCCGCTCCTCTGGAATAACCGGTTCTGCGGGTTGGGCGGGAATTTCCGCATCGCGGGCAGCGTTCGCAATGGCCTGCACCTTTTCAGACAGGTTAAAGTCGTAGATATAGGCAAAATCTTTGATCTCTCTCCAATGAACAGCGGGGACGACCACGCCTCCGGCATCACGCCGATATTTCGCGCCCGGAAGTTCCATGGCTGATCTATAAAAATCCTTATCATCACGATCCCACTGAATTACATAATCGTCGTTTTTGGCCGCTTTGATCCAACGGCGGCATTCCTTCTTATATTCTGCGGATTCCGCGAGGCTGCGCACATTGGCATCTGCGCACATCACGATAAATCCTGACCGGAGCAGGGTGTTGACTAATTCGGCCGCACGATCCTCTGCGCGTCCGGAAAATTGCGAGCATATACGCACCCACGCGCGATGTTCACCATCCCAATCAAAATGCAGCTTTTTGACGACGGAGCGAAATGATTCATCCTTTTTATACTTCGCGCACACCCGGTCGGATTCCGCGATGACTTCCACCACGTCGTCGTGGGCCGGATGTTCCGGCACCATCGTTGCATCGCGCCGTATTTCTTGCGGCATATCAGGCGCTTCGACCTCCCGCATCGCTTCATATGAGCGGCTTGCGAAGACGAGCCAGCGCGGGCTATATATACCTTCCCGGTTGTCGATATAAAACCGCGCCTCTGAAACCGTGGCAAACATTTCACGGCAAAGCTCTATCCCTTCGTGCCGGTGCTGAATAAGCTGATCGGCTTGGTCGGGGTACGCGAGGGCAATTCCGGCATCGCCTTCTGCGATGTAACGCTCCAACAGGTCAATGCCGGAATTTCTGATTTTTTCAGCCCAAGCGGTTTGCTTTGGAGATCCCTCCAGATCGGGGAGACAATACTCATCCTTCCGCATGGCAAGCAATACTGCTCGATCCTGTTTCATTTGTTCGGCATAACAGCTCGGGCAAAGCCCTTTTTCTTCACACCATTTGCGTTTACGCTCCTGTTCCTCGCTTTTGCCGTATAGGGTTACATGGGCTTTGTGTCCGCAACTATACACTACACGCGTTTCGTGCTTCCTAACGCTCATTTTAATTCCCTCAACATTATTTTCAGTCCCAAAGATGTGCTTCTGTTTCCCTTTTTACTTCGTTTTCCATGTCTTGAATAACGGCGGTATAATCTTCTCCGTTTAAAATGCGTTCCAATGCTTTTGTTCCAGAAGAATATTTAGGCAAATAACTCGACATACTATAGCTTTCAGCTTTTAAATACGCCGCCGCGCGAGGATATTTAGCTTTCAGGGCTGCAACGTCAACTTTGGGTTTTGACGGATATACAGATTCGCCGGATTCCCACACCCTGTCAAATTCAGATTTGTAGCAATCGATCTCATCAATAGCGTTCCTGATTTCCTGTAACCCTTCAATAGCGTTGATCTTTTTCTCACGCTCTTCGTAAGCATGATTTTTTTCGGATTCCCTGCGGTCAAGCTCGACAAGGATCGCCTCCATATTTGATATGATGTCGTGCTTATCGGTATCAGTTGGATTTTTGCAAGCATGTACGCCGCGCTTTCCATTTTGTTCAAGAATTTGCAATTCGTATTTTTTAATCAATTCGTTTACATTCATTTTACTATCTCCTATCTTTGATGTTGTATATATTATATAACGTACGCGTTATATAATCAAGAGATTATCTATAAAATTATGCACAAATATTAGGCTTATAAATAGTATAAAATTAATAATAAAAAGCTATAGATCGCACAATCATATGACAAACATAGTCTTGGGAGAATATAAAAATGATAAGTTGGTATATAAAGGCCATGTAACACTCGGCGTAGGTGACAAACCATTATGGCGAGATCAACAAAATGGTCAGATATTGGACACTCCAACGCGCGTAAAAAGCCCTTCTGTGGCATACTGCATACGAGGTGATCTTTATGGCAGTATCCCGTAGAGGGGCAATATCATTTGGATTTGCGCATATGCACAGTAAAATTTATGGAGAAAAAATGCCGGGTATCGGAGTGATGCCCGGCATTTAAGACTATTGGTTTATGTGCAGTTGCTGTTTCAAGGCCGATTGCAAAGCGTCGGAAAAATTAATATTAGCCTTTTCTGCCGCATAGCAAAGCCAGCTGGGGACAGTACAATTTTTACGCACAGTGCGCAGGTCGTTTCGACGCCTGTAATCAGCAAAATCTACATCCACCAGGGAAACGATCTCGCCGCTTTTATGATCGACCGCGTCCACGCGGGTCGGATTGGGTAGGGGTTTCTTATCGTCCTCCATATCGATTCCCATCAGCCCGATCGCGTCTCGGGCCATCTCAATACCGTGCGCAATGTCATCCCCCTGCGTGTTTGCATCAAAATCAGGAATATAAACCGACACTCCGGATGCTTCTGGTGTAATAACAATGGGGTATGCTTTTTTCATGGAAATGCCTCCTTTATATGATACAGCGAGAGCGAGGGGCTATTTCAGCCCCCGCCGCCTAATGATTGCTTGCGCTACACTTTCCTTGATTTCGGTTTGTCGAGAAACGGGTTCAATGTTTTTTCCGTCAGTATAAATATCATGATTTCCTCCTCTCCGTTTGAAATACCAACCGTTCTTTTCCATAAGCTTTATCAAATCCTTGCGCTTCATGCAATCACCTCTTCCTCTTTACAGCTATATTATACGCATAAAATGCGCATAAGTCAAGTAAAATCAATCGAAATGGTATACAAATAAAGCTATGAAAATTAGTGCACGTTGTCGTAAAATTGTCGTATGTGAGTTATAAAGCGTATAAATACATTGTAAATACTCGCCTCACACGCGAGAGGTCAACGGTTCGAGTCCGTTCGTGTCCACCATAAAAAAACCACGTAGTTACAAGGTTTGTCGCCTTTGCTGCGTGGTTTTTATTTTTCTTTGTATTACGTATTGTCGTGAAAAATATCGGATTATCTTGAAATAATGCAAGTCAGAATGCAAGTCAACTGTCGGACATCAGGACGAAAGTGGTTTTTATCAATCGTGATACGGGCAAAGATACAGTAGATTTTTATGCTATCAATATTCTATTTGACGTTACCATAAATTGTGATATGATGTTATTAACATGAACCATAAACAGGGTTGAAAGGAGTTATTTTATGAAAACGATCATGGTTTACAGGGGCGGCCTTCCGGACGCTCCGTCCTCCGAACTCTTTGAAGTTGACATTGACAAGGAAGACCTGATCCTGTCCCAAATCACACTCGGAGCCTTGAAGAACAAGGCGATCCAAACCTATAAAATCCCATTAAAGAACATTGTGGAATGTGGTTGTGTTACGGAAAAGGAACTTGTGGAAGCCGGGAAAAGCGTGGTCGGCCGTGGAGTCGTTGGTGGGTTCCTGTTCGGTCCTGCCGGCTTGGTCCTCGGTGGATTAAGCGGCGTAGGAAGTAAAAAGAAGGAAAAGGTTGTCGGCCTTTTCGTGGTTTCCTATATTTCCCCGCGCTCTCCCGGCGAATTGAAAAGCTTTGTACTGGACACAAGTTGGAACAATCGCGACCTTCACAACATTCGTTTCGCGAATGACGCCAGGAAGAAGGCGGAGAAGGTGGAAAAGTCGGCTCTTGTGTTGGATTTTCTGGCACAGAAACGGGTGGGAGACGCCGTGAATGATGATGGAAGTATAACGCTTTAACGGTCGCAAAAGAGAAAAAAGGCGGACAGGAGGCCCTGTCCGCCTTTATCATTTCAGTAGTTTGTTGATTTCCCGCGTGATCTTCCTGGACACTCTGGCCTGTTGGGTGTCTTTTGTCTTCTTTGCGGCACGCTTCATGGTGAAGTGTCCCCGGACGTAGCCGCCCTTCGGGCCGACGAACATTCCGCCTTCCGGGTCGTCCCGGTTGTAGACGAAGGTATGGCCTTCCCAGTGGCCGGGGACAAAGTGACTCCGGAAGCCGTATTCAAGATGACTCGCATAGTCCAGGCCGTTGTAAAACCGGACGATGAACTTCCGCCCGCTCCGTCTAGCGGTCTTATCGGCCTTCCAATTCCGGCGGTAGGCCCCGGTATTCACGACCCCGGTCTTCTGCCGCTTCGGCTCACTCATGTCGTCGGTGCAGATTCGGCGGGCCTGTTTTACGGCGTAGACTCCTTCGCCGACGGCGATCTTCCCCATGATCTCCGGGACGTCGCCTTTCAGGGTTTCCAGTTGGCCGATCCACTGGACCAATTCATTCTTGTTTACGCTCATTTTTTATTCGGTTTCTTCTGCCGTGTCCGCCTTCGGCACATCGTATGACATGGCCAGTTCGCTATCCGCCGTCCCCTTCGTCGTGGGATCGGTAATACACGCCCACACAGAGCCAATGACAGACACTACAATCACAGGGTTGTTCACCGCGTTACGCAGGGCATCCCACAGCGCCGCCCAGGTCGTCATATCCTGCCACTGTGCGCCCAGGCCGACTAAGATCGGGCTGATGACGGCAATGATGATCTGCGCCCAAAAGGTCGGATTTTTCAGACGGACTTTCCAGTTAATATTCATGATAATTCCTCCAAAATATAATTTCTGCCCTCCGTCGAACGGCGGAGGGCCCTTTTGATCCAACTACTCCCACAACCCCGGTATGTACGTTGACAATGCCAACAATCCCAAGGCGATTGCGTTGACAAGCGCCGCAGCGCTTACCCAGATACGCATGATTAACCCCCCTCTCTCAGTTCGTCGATGCGATGATGTGCAGATTTAACACTCTGCTCAACGGTAGCCATCCGTTCCACCAGATGATTATGTTTATCAACCTTCTCCTCTAGCTTGTTAAGCCTAAAATTAGTCATTTTGTTGGACACCAATATGCCTCCCAGCGATCCGATCAGCGTTCCAACCGCCGAGAGCAACGCTACCACAATTTCCGGCTCCATCGCCCCGCCTCCAATCACCTGATATCCGACTTGTTGACATACCCGGTCACATTGCTACCCACCGGCGTTTTGCCAACCATGTCCGCGCGCGGTGTGATCCGGTAACGCCCGTTGAACATTTTGCCGTCATAGAGATAATAAGTACCGCTGAGCTTCCGCGCGGCGTTTTTTGCGGTGGAGGAAGCGTAAAGCGGGGCATTGGAAAGCGCGATTTTCCGCCCTGCCGCATACGGGTTGGCAGGGGCGCTTCCGCCGCCTTGCCCAACTGCCGCCGCATCAACCCATCCATACACGCCCTTGCCATCCTCGCTGATCAGGTGGAAGGGGTGCTTTGCGCCCGGTACAGTGGCCGTTACCTTGCATTTGCTCGCGCCGCGCGTACTGGTTGCTGCCGTTGCCGTGGATGAGGCATACACCTTCCCGCCCGCAAAGTGGACGATATCGCCTTTCTCGATTTTGCCGCCCGTGGAGGGCTTTGTGGGGGAGGGGTTTACCAGCGCTTCATATTCCTTTTTTATGGCGGCAATAAAATCATTCCATCCGTTTTTCCG